CCTCCAGATTTCTCTGAAAGGGTTAAATTTATTTTCGCATGTTCATTAATTTACCAGCTCCACGAATACCAAAGCTAGATGATATAGCAATAAATAATAAGTACTGATACCATTCGGGTAAGGTTTCTAATGCAGCAAAACCAGTAGCTACACGGGCAATGACGGTTACATCATTAACAGCAATAGCATAGCCTACCATAAATATTGGTATAGCTAAAATAACAGTCCAAAATTCGTCTTTCCAAGAATCCTTAGATGCATCAGCCATCTTGGATTCCCAGTCAGCATCATTCTTTATGCCAGACAGTTTACGCTCGTGTGTAGCTTGTTTTTCTTCTGCCTTGTTGTTCATATAGGTCTTAGCTAAGCCGACAACAGGCCCAAGTAAACTAGTAAAAAGATTCATAATTAATCTCCATAATAAGACAACAAAGTGCCCGTTTGAAGCATCCTTGATTGACGATTAGTTCGGTTAGGGGTTTGTTGAGCAAGAAGAGAATCTAACATTTCTTCTCCTGCTTTTTCAAAATTTCCATCAGTACAATATCCTAACATTCTTTTAAAATTGTTAAGACCGCTAACGCCTATCTGATAGCCCATTGAAATCAATACTGCCTTTTGAACATCATTACAATTTTCATATGCAGACAAAATACGAGGAAAGTTTTTAAAGCTTTCTTCAACTTCAATAGAATGATGCTTTGACCATAACTCTGCTACATCTCTAGGCATTTTAGGAAAGCCTTTAAAGTCTTCAAGTGATTGATCTTTGTATCCTATTTTCAATCCTACTCCTACAGTAGGGTACTTCAAAGTACAATAGTAAACACCGCTAGAATATCCTTCTTCTGCTACAATTATTTTAGTAACTAAATCTAATTTATTCATCATTTTCCTTTATATTATTTTTAAAGCAAAAGTATTAATACATATATAAAAACAGGAATAATAACCAAAGCTGCTGCTATGGCTATAGTAAAATTCATAATCATTTTAATCATATTTCTTCTTTTTAATATAGCTATTCTTTCTGCTTTTAATCTATCTTGTTTACACTGAGCTTGATAAGACAGCCAATCGCCCCACATATCCGGACGACCGGCGTATATCATATAGTCTTTAAGCCATTCTTCTTGAGCTTTAATTTTCTCAAGTGCCATAAAAGCTTCCAGATCACTTTTGCCCTTAGATGATACTCTTTTAGATATTGAGCTTTTGTTATTAAAATAAGATTGAGCTGCAGCAGAACAATCGTAAAGTTCTTTGCCGTTACTAAGAGCTGATTTAATAACTTGAAATGCAGCATTAGCCGCAGCAATTTCTGCTAACATTAGTTATATACCTCTAGTTATACACTTTTACCTTAGTGGGGTCTACGTACTTGGGTACGCAATAAGCATGAACCGGAGTGTAATATCTACGTTTAGTACCTTGAATAGTCAACTCTTCAGCAAACCATCTGCATCGATTTAAATCTTTCCAGTAACTAGTGGCATCTGCATCGATAGTACCATTTACTAGCACTATCAATGCAAATACTAGTTTCATTCTACAATTTCTTCTTCTTTCTCAAGATCAGCAACTAACATACTAATGAATGCTTCTTTGCCAACTGATAGTTGATCAAGGTTAAATTGAGTTGATTGTATCTTACGATCCAAATCAGAGCAATGACTTACCATGGCTTGCTGTTTTTGAGTCATGTCTTCAAAAATATATTCTACGTCATTGATTACGATAGGGTTGGTTTTTTTCTCGCCCATGTTAATTCTCCAGTTAATTAAATTATTAGTTTATGACTTTCTAAGTCTTTAGTTTTAAGTTATTATATTAAAAAAAGACAATAATATCATCATTGCCTTCTTCTTTATAAGGCGGTAATTTAAATCAATATTAAATTACCAATTAAGTATTTCTAGTACTTTACTGCTTTATGCGGATAATTGACTAAACCATCAGTATCGGGTATGTAGTCAGAAGGGAATTCTAATAGGTCTATATATAAAGGTTTTTCTATAATGGCCTTACTTTCAGAAACAATTCTAGCATATTCTTCATTAAGTGCTTCCATCCAGTCGATAGTGCCCCAGTCTTTATCTCTTCTGTTAGCGTAGCATACTATGCCATCTAGTCGTTGATCATAAACATAAGTAGGATAAATTTCATGCAGATGTCTTAAATCAATAGTACCTTGACTCCAAGCATACTTTAAATTATTATACTGCATAGTATCTTCACCTACTATTAAATTTGGATCGAACGCAAACTCTATAGCAGCTGCTTTTTTCGAATAAAATGTTAACCTTAAATGATGCTCCCAGTTATTAATGTACTTATAAGCAAATGAATATAATTTAGTATGAGCTTCATTTAGTCTTTTTGAGTATTCATCAAAAACCGGAATGTACTCCCCTGCTAATGTAGCTTGCCACCATTCATAAGAGTGCATAAATGATCTATAAGCATATCCGGGAATATATTTAGGGTTTGTTTCATTTGGAGCATTTTGATAGAAAGTGTCAGCATTAATACCCATCTGATATTCTAAAGCAATCGCATCCGGTGGTGAATTACTTTGTGCAATTTTATCATATAGCCATATACCATGGGGGGTAATAAAATCGTCGCCATCTACCAGTACCATATAGTCGTTATCTGACTCACGAAAAAGTTTCATTACTGAGTTCTTTCCCGTTGACGGCGTACCATCACTTTCAGTAACGTAATACTCAACTCCTTTAGAGATACACCAAGCCTCAGCGTCCATTAGATATTGAGCGTTTTTATCGCCGTCATTACCCTCAGCGTCTACCCAAGAGTTCAAGACAATAACCAAGTCTTCTTTTGGTATGTAATCTAAGTGCCTTTTAGTGCCATGCATGTTTCTACAACAAAGCACGTAATATTTTAATTTTGCCATATCAATCACCCTAAAGGTGCTATTGGCCAAACAACACTGTTTGGGTAGCCTTCTTGATCAGTTATATCACGTAGTGCTTGCCTGTACTCTATTAAAGCACCTGGCATAGTTCTATCACTAAGCGCATTTACATCTGTGGCGTTAAGAAGCTCTTCTCTTTTGAGTAAAATCTGCACAACCTTCTCAGCCTCATCTAGCTCAACCACAGTTAAGACTCTAGTTCTCGACTCTTCGGTTTCAACCCAAGATTCTTCTAGCTTTTCAAAAGATGGGTTGTAGACAGGTATATCGCCCATAACAAGATTTCGTAAACTCCCAGTCCAGCTTAATGGGGTGAAGGCTACGGATTCAACATCCCTGTTATAAAACGCGTACGCCTCAGTCTGTGCATGCTCAACAAGGGCGGTTATAATTTCATCGTTTATTTCGTCCTTGTAGTATCTACGAGTAACGTAATCAGTACGCCCTTCCTCCATAAACTTAATAACAACCATTTCTTCAGTTGTATCAATGTGTAGTATTTCGTAGTTTGTATACATATTTTTTCCTATCGTTTAGTAGATTATCTTAAAAGAGATGTAGCCGTTGTTAGACGCTCCACGCAGTGCAAGGTACGCCTTACTGGCTTCGTCTGCGCCGCTGCTAGAAGATGTAGTCCACCGGAATGCGTAAGTAGCTGTACCTCCGCTGTCATACGTGTTCCCGATAATCCCGTAAGTTGCGCTTGACCTGCTAAAAGTCATTTCATAGTTAGTCGCTGCACTTTGCCCAGCGGGAGTTGGGTCGCCATACCTCCAGTATTTATTGTTAGCCCTGATTTTTAAGGTTGTGAACCCTCCGGTTGTAGATGTGTTGCCGGAGCCCTTCTTGGTTAAGGCGATATACCGCACAATGGCGCTAGAGTAGGTTTGATCTGCTGCATATAGCCCTACTATTCTTTGCCCTGTAGACATGTACAATGTTTTACTAGTAGACCCAAAAGCGTTTCTGTTCTCGGCTGTTTCACTCCCTGTTAGGAACCCTGAGCCTTTCGCTTCTGCCCAACCAGCTCGACCGAACCCCGAGCTGTAACCATCTGAAGATTGATTACATGTAAGTTCGGCTGTTCTATTGTCAGAAGAATAAAAGTTACTAAACGCTATAGTCCCAGATCTCGGCACTGGCAAGTATGGGTCACAGCCGTAGTACGAGCTAAGGTTATACCCTAGCCCGAACTCGGCATTAAACGCAGCAAAAGCAAGTGATCCTGATGAGGATATAGCCATTACTCAGGAGCTCCCTCTTCGACCACAGGCGCCCAAGGCATAGCCGATTCAACAATCGGAGTTACCTTCTCGTCAATCTGCTTTTGGATTTGACCATTCACATGTTCTTCGTATCCTTCAATGACAAGAGCCTGAATCCAACCAAGTACGATTTCTTCGGTCAGCGTATCAAACTGCTTGAAATTTTCCTCAGTCAAGTTAGCAGCAGAGAATGGAGTAGCGCCAGAGAATGTTCCCTCGTTTCCGTTCTCGTCTGTGCCGATCTTTTTCCAGTAGGTCTGGCACACTGCATTGGGTAATACAACGCCATCGCCAAGGGTTTCGTTTTTAGTTTTAAGGGAAGTGATTTCCCAAGTGTACGTTATTGCCATTTTAATGCTCCTTCTGAGCTAGTTGTGTTTTAAGGTTATCAACCTCGGTTTTTAATTCTTTGATTGCTTCTACTAAAAAACCAATTGTTGCGTTGTAATCAACTCGCTTAATCACATCGTCATCAACTGCTTCTGGCAGTACTTTTTCAATGTCTTGTGCTATTAAACCAGCGTATCGTTTAGTTTTATCGCTTAAATCTATGCGGTTAAAAGTTACACCATTAAGCTGTTGAACTTTGTTCAAGGCGTTGGTTATCGGCTCAATGTTTTCTTTAACTCTGCGATCAGAATATGCTGTGATATTACCACCAGCTATAATTGACCCCGCAACATTAACACTTGTTCCTGTGGAGTTAGGGTCTAAATAATAAGCAGTGTTATCTGCGTCGTAGAAGATTGAACTAGTGCGACCAATTTGAACATTAGACTGAGTTGATGATACGGCAAGAAAACTGGTTACGAGATTAACATCCCAGCCATCATCCCAGTTGGCTACAGTTGAAGCACTGTGACCCGCAAAAAA